AGAAAATAAGTACTGGGTAATGACAGTTACGGATTTTGAAAAACCTAGACCATCAACGAAAAACGCTATTTGTGTTAACTTTAAAGTGGCTGATACATATTCTGAGAAATGGGGAGGTATAATCTTTAGACAAGGAAGTAATGGATTTGTATTTACGGATTCAGAATCTAAATTTGCTAATGTAAATGAAGTTAAGGATTACTTCCAGCAAAACAATGAAACCATATATTACGAACTCAATGAGGAACAGATAATTGACATCTCCGACATCATAGACAATACCTTTCAGGAGCCAATCGAAGTAGAAGCAGGCGGTACGCTGACATTAAAAAACAGTCACGGTGATGATTATAGAATCCCTGTACCAAGCTCCGAGGAATATCTGGTTTCTTTAGCGGAGGTGGCAAAATGACTGAAATGCAGAAGAAAATGATGGAGAAACTTAGTCTGGCTGAATCAGACTTTGAGAAAAAAGAAACGGTGGTAAGCAATGAAGAACGTATCAATGACCTTGAGATTGCTGTCTGCGAACTGCTTGAAACACTTGGAAATGCTGAATAAGAAAAGGAGAAATAAAATGATGGCAAAAGTATATTTTAACAGATTGATTGTAGGAACTATTACATATGATGCAATTCCTGAGAAATATCAGGATAAAGCAAGAGAATATGGTATTGAGTATGTGAAAAAAGGAAAACTTCCTGTGGAAGAATATGAAATGCTGTATAAAGAGGAATATCCAGAGGGTAAGTAATTAACTAAAGAGGGCTTTAATTAATTTATAAAAACAAAAGAAAAATAATTTTTAAGGAGGAATGGAGATGGTAGATATTATGTTACCTTTGATAACTTGTATTTTTGTAGTTTTTGACTTAGCCAGCGGCGGAGTAGCCGCCTGCGCTAACCACGAGTGGAAATCCTCAGAAATGAGGAAAGGATTGTATCATAAATTTGGCTCCATTATGCTCGTGGTGCTTGCGTATCTTATCGACTACGCCCAGAAATATGTAGACTTGGGCTTTCGGGTGCCTATTGCTGCAGGAGTTTGCGTATATATCATTTTAATGGAGCTTGGCTCTATTGTGGAGAACATCGGTAAAATTAACCCTGATTTGCTCCCGGACAAGGTTAGAGCGATTTTAGGACTGGACAAAACGAAATAAATTTACGTAATTTTTGCGTGTTTGAGGTGATGCAGTGAACAGAAGTTTGATAAAAAAACTCTGGAAATTAGGCGATAAACAATTTATTGATTATGCCTTGTCATGTGCCCGCTTAACCTTGCGGGAGCGCGAAACTGTACAGTACTTGCTTTTTGACGGATTAACGCAGGAGCAAGCCGCCGAAAAAATGGATATAAGCACGAGAGGATTACAGGGGCTGTGGAGTTGCGCCGTGGAAAAGATTTTATTAGTTCCTGGCACAATTCCATACATAAATAGCCTTTAAGAAACCAAAGATAACTAAAAATCATGCGATAAATAAGCGCGTTGCCTTCGTGGTGACACGCTTATTTTTTTGCGATAATAAAACTATAAGGAGGGCGAAGAGATGTATCAATATTGGAATCCTAACCCAGCGGCGGCAAAAGTGGGAGATTGTACTGTGCGTGCTATCTCAAAGGCTATGGGTCAGACGTGGGAAGAAACATATATACAGCTTGCCCTGTACGGCTTAATGTTATCAGATATGCCTTCGGCTAATGCGGTGTGGGGCGCATACCTCAAAGATAATGGATTTAGCCGTTATATAATCCCAGACGAATATATGACCTGCACCGTCTCGGAATTTGCAAACAATCACCCAGAAGGGGCTTATATTTTAGCACTGTCAGGGCACGTTATAGCGGTAATTGACGGCAATTACTACGATACGTGGGACAGCGGAGCAATGACACCTATCTACTATTGGAGGGAAGGAGGAAAATAAATGTTCGGTTATCCACAATATCCACAACAATATCCACAGTATCCGCAATATCCACAACCGGATTATCTTGACCAGCTCAATCGACTAAAACAACAGCAGGCGCCGCCTCAACAAATGCAACAGCAATCTAATCCTGATGAGCGGATTTGGGTGCAAGGACAGGGCGCGGCGGAGGCGTATTTAGTAGCACCAAATTCTTTTGTCCGTTTGTGGGACAGCCAAGCACCGATTTTTTATGAAAAAAGAGCGGACCAGACGGGCAGACCGTTTTTAGAGGTGTTTGAATATAAGCGAAAAGGCACAGATTCGCCCACAGCGGAGCTTTCACAGTCTAGTCAACCAATTAACTACGAGGAACGCTTAAATGCTTTAGAAAGGCAAATGGAGACGTTAAGAAGGAGGGTATTGAATGAATCTCAATCCAATGCAGATGATACAGCAGTTTCAACAGTTCAGGCAGCAGTTCCAAGGGGACCCGAAACAGGAAGTACAAAACCTGCTAAATAGCGGGCAAATGAGCCAGCAACAGTATAACCAGTTGCAGGGTATGGCGACACAGTTTCAAAACCTTTTAAAGGGTTTTAAATAAATAAAAAAGGAGTGATTTCATGGGATTAACAACAGACGGAATGAGTCCGGCAGATTTGGCGGCAGTCACAGGCAACAACAACGGCGCATTTGGCGAGGGTAACGGTGCTTGGTGGATTATCATTCTTTTCCTCTTTATCTTCTGTGGATGGGGAAACGGAAATGGATGGAATAACGGCGGCGGAGGTGCGGTAGATAACTATGTATTAGCTTCCGACTTTGCAACCTTACAGCGCCAGATTGATAGCGGCATTTCCTCCCTTGAGCGCAAGGGTGATGCCATCAACAGCGGTATTTGTGACGGATTTTATGCGATGAATACCTCTCTACTTAACGGATTTGCAGGAACAAATAGCACAATCCAGCAGAACGGGTATGATACACGAAACACAATCCAGCAGGGACAGATTGCAGATATGCAGAGTTTTAACGCTTTACAGGCACAGTTAGCACAGTGCTGTTGCGATAACAAACAGGCTATCGCAGGCGTTAACTACAATATGGCGATGAATACCAATGCAATACAGCAGGAAGTTACAAATGGCTTCTGCCAGACAAACTTTAACAACGCAAACAACACAAGAGACATCATTGACAACCAGAATAACAACGCTAGAGCCATTCTCGATGCCCTCACAGCGCAGAGAATCGAAGCTAAGGACGCTAAGATTGCCGAGCAGAATCAGCAGTTATTTGCGGCACAGTTAGCGGCCTCTCAGGCATCACAGAACGAAACCTTAAAGGCGTATATGCAGGGTCAGTTTACTTATTACAATCCTCGACCAGTGCCGGCTTTTCCGGTTTCTGCGCCTTACCAGTATGGCAACTGCGGATGTAATACCGGTTGCGGATGCTAAAATTTTATAATTAGCAGCTTCCTGCGTTGACGGGATTGTTCGGCTTGTGCCGATGATGCTTATAGCGGCGGGGCAATCGTTCCGCCGTTTATTATTAAAAAAGGAGTGATAACGTGGCAGAATTTACTAATAGCAATATCGTAACCGTGGCAGCGGGGCAGAATTTACCGCTCACAGAGACAGCCGTAAAGTGCGGTAGCTGTATCGCACACCGGGAGGGGGCAGGAATTGTGACCCTTAGAGGCCTTACAAATCAGTGCAGGGCGCGCTATAAGGTCAGCTTTGGGGCTAATATCGCCATACCTGCCGGTGGAACTGTGGCACCTATTTCTATTGCCCTGGCAATCGCCGGAGAACCATTAAATAGTGCGACAGCAATCGTAACACCTGCGGCGGTAGGCGAATATTTTAATGTATTTACGGCGGCATTTATTGACGTTCCGCGCGGGTGTTGCATAACGATCGCAGTCGAAAATACATCTACGCAGGCAATTAATATAGCCAATAGCAATTTAATCGTCGAGAGAGTAGCGTAAAGGAGGGCAAAAATGGAATCATTACACAAATTAAAAAAGATGATGTGCAGAGAGCTGGACGAGATTTCGAACAAAGGCGATATGAGCGCTGGGGATTTGGAGGCAGTTCACAAATTAACAGACACAATTAAAAATATTGACAAAATCATGTATCTGGAAGGTGACAGCGAATACAGCCGTGGCGGCGACTGGGACACGTCAGGAAGATACAGCCGCGGGCGTTATCCTGACATGGATTACGGCGATTACAGCAACGCTCGTAGAGGTCAGCACTATGTGAGGGGGCATTATTCTTACAACGATGCAAAAATGCAGGTAAAAGAAACTATCAAAGACATGATGCACGACAGTAATCTGTCTAGTACAGATCAGGCAGCACTAGGCAGAGCATTAGCAGAATTAGACCGATAAGAGAAAGGGGTGCCGCAATGATTAATATGGACGAAATTAATGCCGAAATTGCGGCATTGGAGGCAGGAAAAACAACCTACGCCACTTGCGAACGGCTTTCGATTTTATACAATGTACGCAACAATTTAATGAGCAATCAACAACCGAACCAACTATCTTCCAACACATCATACTACTCTTACAGTTCCGAGCCGGATTCTGAATTTAAAGAAATCGCTCGAAACGCAGACTTTGAGCACTTATTACGCGTGCTTGACGAACATATGAAAGCCATCGAAGCAATGTACCCGCGTGAATATCGGTCAGTTTTGCGAAAAATAAAAGAGGGCGCTTGAAACGTCCTCTTTCTTCTTGTATAATGTAACTGTATCTCCTTTATTTTTAATATTTAGTTATGTAGTAACTAGCTTTAATCTGGTGGATTCGTCAATCTATTACCCGCGCGATTGCTGATCAGGCAAGAACCATACGGATTCCAGTCCATATGGTAGAAACTATGAACCGGGTGAATCGTACAAGCAGAAGACTGTTGCAGGAATACGGCAGAGAGCCGACTCCAGAAGAAATAGCGGAGGCAATGAACCTGCCCGTGGAGCGTGTGCTTGAGATTTCGAAAATATCACAGGAACCTGTTTCCTTAGAAACCCCCATTGGCGAGGAAGAGGACAGCCATCTTGGAGACTTTATTCAGGATGAGCACATTCCTGTTCCTGCTGATGAGGCAGCGCATACATTACTCCGAGAACAGCTTGAAAAGGTGATGGATACTTTATCCGAGAGAGAGCAGAAAGTACTTGCACTCCGTTTTGGCTTAGAGGACGGCAAACCGCATACACTTGAGGAAGTCGGACGAGAATTTCAGGTAACCAGAGAACGCATTCGTCAGATAGAAGCGAAGGCCTTGAGAAAGCTTCGGCATCCGACAAGAAGCAGGAAACTAAGAGATTTTTTGGAAGAGTAATCTTTGGAGAAATGACATTTAGAAGAATGATATAGGAAGAGAATAATAAAAAATAGCAGACCAAGTGATGGTTCTCCAATAGAAGCATTTGTCCGTATATATCAGATGTGAGATGACTCCCATATCTGTAGGCAGCGAGCAACAAATCAGTATCAGTGGGGAGAGAAATTTTTTGGGGTGCTATTTTTTATGAGTCGTATTTTCGCCGGTACATAGTATAATTTAGGAGGAATTACAGAAATAAATGGAACTTTCAATACGATTAAAAACAGTGGCAGAAGCAGTAACAAAGGGAAATCGTGTGGCAGATGTTGGAACTGACCATGGATATGTCCCGATTTATCTGGTGAAAAATAATCTTTCACCAGCCGGTATTGCAATGGATGTGAATAAAGGCCCACTCGAAAAAGCACAGGAACATATCAGGGAAGAAAAAATTGGCGGGAAAATAGCCACCCGTCTTGGAAATGGACTTGCACCATTAGAGCCAGGAGAAACAGATACCGTAATCATCGCAGGCATGGGCGGAGATTTAATCTGTAAAATATTAAAAGCCAAACCAGAATTTTTAATAGAGGGAAAAGAGTTTATTTTGCAGCCACAATCCGAATGGTTCAAGATCCGCCGGCTCTTAAAAGAATATCGCTATCAGATTGAAAAAGAATGGTTCTTAAAAGAAGATGGTAAATACTATGTAATCATTAAAGCGGAACCAGCGTGGACACAGCCACAACGACTGAAACACCAGCAGCCTTCCATTCACGAATATATAAAAGAAATATCAGACACACAAGTGAATCAGGCAGTTTCAGAGAAAGATATGGAAAGTATTTATGAACAGTATGGCAAATATCTGATTGAAACGAAAAATCCAGTATTAAAAGAATACCTCGAAAAAGAAATCACCAAAAAGGAAAGTATAGCAGCAGAGCTGAAACAGTCCATAAAAGAGATAGAATCAGAAGAACTTTCAGGAAAAGAGAGGGGAAATATTGCGAAAAGACAGCGAAGATATCAGGAAATCCAAAAAGAGATAAGGGATATGAGAAAAGCGATTGGATAAAGGAGAAATATGTTAGCAGATTACCATGTACATACAGAATTCAGCAATGACTCCATTTACCCGATGGAGGAAGTAGTAAAAGATGCCATCTTATTAGGTATCAAGGATATATGTTTTACCGACCATGTAGACTATGGTCCATACCGCGACTGGGATGATCCAAGAGGAATCCAGTATCGTCCAGGAGATGAAGGGGAGCCAGAGCAAGTTGCCCTTACCAATGTAGATTATAAAAAATATTTTTCTATGATAGAGAAAATGCGTGAAAAATATAGAGAGAAAATTGCAATAAAAGCAGGATTAGAGTTTGGGGTGCAGACACATACTATTCCAGAGTATGAGAAGTTATTTCGCAGTTATCCATTTGACTTCATCATTTTGTCCATTCATCAGGCAGGAGACCAGGAATTTTGGACAAATGAATATCAAAGTGGACGCACACAGCAGGAGTACAACGAGGGCTACTATAAAGAATTACTTTCCGTTGTACAGAATTATCACAACTATAGTGTGTTAGGACATATGGATTTGATTGTGCGTTATGATAGTTACGGTGTGTATCCGTTTGAAAAATTAAAACCACTTCTCACAGAGATTTTAAAGACGGTTATCGCAGATGGAAAAGGAATTGAAGTAAATACTTCAAATCATAGATATGGCCTTTCGGATATGACACCATCAAGAGATATATTAAAGCTTTATAAAGAACTTGGCGGTACAATTATTACAATCGGAAGTGACAGTCATAAGAAGGAGCATCTTGGGGCGTATATTGATTGGGCGAAGGAGGAACTTCGCAAACTGGGGTATACACAGTTTTGTACATTTGAGAAGATGCAACCGATATTTCATGAGCTTTAAATAGGAATTTGCCAGTGAAATAATAATTGCCGTAGGCAAGAAGACGCACCCAAAGAGAGCAGGTAGCCTATATTTGTGACTCTATCACTGCGGGTTG